CGTAGGTGCACCGTACTTAGGCTTTCCATCATCTAACCTACGGAACTTCACGCCTACACACATACCTAACGCAGTCAGATATGGAATAGAAAGCCAGCCCGCGTGGTTTTCGTGACCATTAATAGGATCGGTTACTAGTCCTAATGAAAACTGCAGAGCAACGTCTTCAGATATCCCACGTCCTTCGAGATACTCCAGCGCCTTTGCGTCCAGACTTTTGCTGTAGTGTGTGACCGCTTCCAGCAACGATTTCGATTGCTCTTTTGAGTGCATCCTTAAACTCCAAGTTCTCTATTATCCCGACAACATTTACTGCATTGCCACCCTTCCCACAGGTGTGACAAAAGAATAGGTTGTCATAAGTATTGATGACAGCACTACGTCTTTTATCTGGGTGGATGCAGCACCTAACAGATGCTGACCTACCCTCTCTTACTTCCCCACCATAGTGGGTAACTATTAATCCTATGGGGATTGTGTTTGCATCAACGGGACCTTTGAACCCTCCCGCTTTACGTACCCTGGACCAGTCTTGTGCTGGCATACACACCCCTTGTCGTTGCACTTCTCGTGCCAATTAGAGGCACGTTTGTAATGGGTAAGAGAGTTCTCTTCTCCACCTTTCATACAGTTAGAACAAATCATTTGAACTCCTTCAGTTCAGTTACTGGTACACGCCAGCCACCGATAACCTCATCCCTGTACTGGGACGTTGCATACTCTTCAGGGTTACAGTAACCATAGACTTCAACCTGTGAGTAATAATCTTCATCAAGAATCTTTGTGCCTACTAAGATCTTCCCGTTATCCTTACTCCAGAATGGAATAGAATCACGTGTGCGTACAGTGCGTACCTCAAAGTTGTTACCAACATCAGGTAGTTTTGCACGGCGTGGGTGTAGTTCATTGGGATACCACGGTACGTTCCACGCAGTATCAGTCAATGATGCAACAGCCCACTCAGATACGTTGGCCCGCACATTAGCAAGAAGTTCGTGCTCTAAGTAGCCGTTCTTCTTACCTTCTGCATAGTTAGGTCTGTCTACTGACCCATACTTAGCGAGCCAACGCTCTGTTGCTAACAAGGTACAGACTCGTACCTCATCCTTGCTTAGTTGAACTATCATCTACTTCTTCTGGTTCAACTTCTGGTACTAGTATCTCTGTCGTTGTTATTTCTCCACCTGGTACTGGCATTATTGTTTCTCCTTTAGCCATTGAGTTAAGTCTTGGATTACCCAAGCCTGATCTATTGATGCGTTGCGACGCTTAACTACAACATAAGACATAGGTACTTCCCCAAGACCTCGTGCCTTTGCATAGTTAAGCGCCTCAACTTGCGCTTCTCTCCAGAACTCAGGCAGGGAAAGGGTCTGCCTGTTCTTGAGTTCAAGGATGTAAGTTTCCCCAGATATGATAACAACCATATCTCCTTCATCCTTTGCCCCAGCCTTAGTCAAACGTTCTGCCATAGCACCCGCATTGCGGAGCCACTTCATTACATCTGTCTCAAACTGAGAACCTTTACGTCCGTTCTTGTTAGCCATTAGAACTCCACCGTTATATAGAATGGTCCAACATCAACACTGACAAAGTATTTATTAATTACAAAGCCGAATGCTATCTGCTTACTGATACCAATACATAGCCAGATCTTTCCAATGCTCTTCTCTTTATGCATTAGTACACCGTCTGCATATTAGAGTGCAAGTATGCCCTGCCTTGTGCATCTTGGTCTCCTATCTGACACGCTGCAAAGTTAACAAATAGTGTAGCCCATTTAGAAGCATCTGCTGTGTGTGGACCAAAGCGATTCTTCACTGCAGCCACACGCAACATACCCTGTGATGGGTCATAACCTAGTGTAAGTATAAGAGCGGGTAACTGACTGACCTTACCGTGTATAGCACGGCGTGGAGGTGGCATCAACGGTGACCCATACTCTGATTGTTCTGATACGTGATGAAGTACTAAGACACAAGCCTCTGTCTTGCGTGCCATATCGTGCAGTTCCATCATAATTGCACGTAGTCCTGCCCATTCATTGTCTGTTTCGGCTGCAACATTCATTAAGTTATCAATGATAATTAACTCAGGTGCTATGCCAAAGAGTTCAACGTAGGCTTTGATTTCTAATTCAATGTCATCGAGTGATGGACTTGAATCAAAGACCCATTGTATGTGCGACATTTTATTTAGGTGGTCAGCGTAGAAGTCATCTTTATATTCCATATTGGATTCAACTGTTAACTGTGTATGCCCTGAGATCTGCGCTGCTGAACGCATTAAGACTGTAGCAGTATCAGTATCGGCTGAAAAGAAAAGTGTTGGTACCTTTGCCTTGATTGCATAGACAAGAGCAAACATACTCTTACCAGCATTCGGTGCAGCAGCAACCATACATACTTGCCCTCGTCTAAACTTAATGGACTCACCAGCAAGGCCAGTCCATACATCAGGCAGAGGCACAGCCTTAATAGTGCTGGTGCCCAGTGCCCGCTTTAGATTAAGCAACTTCCCCATCCCCTCCAAGATTTATTCTGCGTTGTCTTCTTACACTCAGACGCTCACGTGGTGCCAACCCACCCCATATACCAAATGCTTCTTTGCGGATTCCCCACTCAGCGCATTCAATTCTATGAGAACATCCTCTGCAAATTGATTTCGCATACTGACCATCAACGTAACTTACTGCTCCCTCTTCTCTTTCAGGGAACCAGAAGTCACCACCTATCTGTGCACATAACGGGTTCTCGTACTCACGAGGTTCCCGCATTCAATTATCTTAGGAAGATTGCTTCGCACTTATCTGCTGCACCCTTTGGTGCAGCACACATCCACGCTCTCCAAGGTCCACGTGCTGAAGTTCCATTACGGAAAGCCATAGTGCCGTGACTACAGGTAGGTGCTTGTCCTTCAGTAACTACAGGAGCAGACGCTGCTACAGGTGGTGTATTAAATTGCTTTTCAATTGATTCAACTGTTGGTGCTGATGAACCACTAACAAACTCTTTACCTGTTGATTTAATCAGAGTAGAAACCATTGATAGATCAGTAAGACCTGTCTCTAAATCTTTAATATCTTTTGCATACAGATTGATAAGTGTTCCATCTGCCAACTTGTAGTTGACTTGAAACTTTGTTCCTTCTACTGACATTACTTGCCTCCAGTTTGTTTGATTGATAGCCGTTGTGATTCACTGCCAAACTTCTTAGGTACGAACCCAATAAGTTTTTCTACTTCTTCACTGTCAATACTTTCACGACCTCGCACTGTTGTCCAACTGACTTCAATACCAGAATGTGTAGTACCTAGTAACCCTTCAAAAGAAGCCTTCAAAGAATCCTGATGCTTCTCTAACTCCTTGATTTGTCCTGCTAATTGTAGATACAGCAATGCATTCTTGTCAATGTCTGCATCTTCAATGACTATATCAGTCACTGGTGTATGTTCTTTTTTTATACCAACGCATCCCATCTCACCTGATGCATCGTAGAACTTACAATAGAACTTGCAGTAAGTTGCATCGCGTTCTGGATCTGGTGCTTCTGCTGCACCCTTGATTGCTTCCAACCAATTCAATGCTTGCATAGCAACGCTTTCATCATAGTCTTCTGTGTGTACCTTGATGTCTCGCTCATCACCATCACGTGCAATAGCAACTAGAGATACACGCTTTACATCGTGACCATTCTTAGCCAGTAGATAACCGTAGGTCTGTACCTGCCAGCGTTGCTGTGTTGATGGGAAGTATGAAAGGTTACGTACCTTGCTTGTCTTCCAGTCAATGACATCACCAGTGGCTGGTACATAGCAGTCAATGTGTGCCTTCATACCGTTGTGTTCAACTAATGTTTCAATCAATACATCTGGGTTATCTGCTAATGCTCTTTCAATCTCTGCGTGAATAGCAGTACCCATAATGGCAGCGAGTTTCATCTCGTTGTCATTGGTTTCAGGTTGGTCATTTAATCTATACCAGACCTTACGACGACAACCACCTAACTCTGATGGTCCTATCTGCACTTGTGTAGAACGTGAACGCTTTGCATCGCCTGCTTTAAGTGCAGTCAGTAGCAGTTCTTTAGGATCAATCACTATGCCCCCTTATTATTGCAAGTGCAATCATCTTCATACCTTGTGCGTTCTCATTTTTAATTTCATAGTTCTCAATCAACTGTGCCATTTGCTCACGCAATGCCATTGAATCAAAGGAACTACCAACACGACCTGCTTGGTACCCACTATTTAATGCTTCACTGAGTGCGTACTCTAGTGTCTTGTGCATCACTACATC